AAGATCAAGGAGCGCGCCAAGGTTCAGGTCGACCTGATAGATGCTGCTAACCTCAAGATCGAAGAGTACGAAGGGGAGATCCTCAACTTCCTGGAAGAGATTCAAGACAAAGCTCAGGTGCAGAGACAGCATGACGAGTGCGTCACCCTATACCAGAAGATGGGTCACAAGCTCTCGGTCCTAGAAAACAACGTCTCTTTCTACACCGACCACGAGAACTGCCCAACCTGTCAGCAGGGAATCGAAGAGGGCTTTCGGCAAGCGCGAATCTCGGAGCACACCGAGACCAAAGAAAAGATCACGATTGGTCTAGACAAGCTGAACCAGAAGACGGAATCTCTCAAAGCTCGCTTGGCGGAAATTTCGAAGGTGGAGTCTAGAGTAGCCAGTCTGAACCTCAAGATATCCGAAGAACGTCAGACCATTCGAATCGCTACTAGCTCGCTGAAGGCTATCAAGAAAGAGCTAGAGGACGCCGAAGCTGAGGTAGAAGCCATCGACACCAAGAAGATCGACGGGTACCGCGCCGATTTGAAGAGCCTAAATAAAGAGCACCGAGAACTCTTGGAGCTTCGGGAAACTCAAACAGTAGCCGCAAACATCCTGAAAGACGGCGGGATCAAGACCAGAATCGTGAAGCAGTATATACCGATCATCAACAAGCTAGTCAACAAGTACCTGTCTGCTATGGATTTCTTCGTGGATTTCTCGCTAGACGAGAATTTCAACGAGACCATCAAGTCTAGGTTCCGGGACGTGTTTTCGTACAGTTCCTTCTCCGAGGGCGAGAAGGCTCGAATCGACTTGGCGTTGATGCTCACGTGGCGTACGGTAGCGCGTATGCGCAACTCAGCCTCAGCTAACATTCTGATCATGGACGAGGTGTTCGACGGATCTCTGGACGCCGACGGTACCGGAAATCTCATGGACATCTTAAAGTCGTTGACAGATGGCACCAACTTGTTTATCATAAGCCATAAGACTGACCAGCTACACGACAAGTTTGACCGAGTCATAGAGTTCGAGAAGGTGAAGAACTTTAGCCAAATAGTCTGAGGGACCAAGTGAAGAACTACACGAAAGATACCGCGCAAGACTACGAAGACCTAGTTGGGTACGTAGCCGATGAGAACCTAGAGCCATCCCTAGCCGACATGCTGGGCGAAGGCATGGAGTACAACCCCACTGCCAAGAAGGTCGAACGGGACCAAGAGTTCCCGGAGCCATGGCAGACCATGAAAGTCAACTTTCGGTGCATGGAAGACTACGCTGAGTTCATGGATTTGATCGGAGCTAAGCCTGTGCCGAGATTGAAGAAGTATGTCTTCGAGGCTCAGCCGAGTGGGGTTAGCCTAGAAGACTTGTTTGGAGGAAGCGAATGATCGAAGACTTCAAGAAGGTCGAAACCGTCGAGCGACTACAAGAAGAATGGCGAGATCCATATCGTCAATGGTATGCTGCGGGGATGCCAGCTTTTGCGACCGACTACCTGAAAGCTTGGAAGCAGATCAAGGTATGCTTTCGCACCAAAGAAGACCGAGAAGCTTTCTCCAAGCTGGTCGGGAAGAAGTTCACGGATAAGACCAACCTGATGTGGTATCCGGATAAACCCCAAGAAGAAAACAAGTCGAACAGGTACGTAGAAGATGAGTGACGCTTTCACCACAAGATACCCGATCTACATCATTAGCAAGGGTCGATGGGAATCTCGCCATACGTCCAAGTCTCTGGAGCGTATGGGAGTTCCATACTACATCGCGGTCGAGCCACAGGAATATGACCAGTACGCCGCAGTGATCGACCCGAAGAAAATCTTGACGCTGCCGTTCTCCAACCACGGTAAGGGATCTGGTCCTGCTCGCAACTGGTGCTGGGAGCACTCTATCGCTAACGGTCATGCGCGACACTGGCTCATGGACGACAACATAGACGGCTTCGTTCGTCTGCATCGCAACAAGAAATATGGAGTCGAGCGAGGGTCTGGAATCTTTCGAGCGGCTGAGGACTTCGTAGACCGCTACGAAAACATTGCTCTGTCGGGCTTCCAGTACGACTTCTTCTATCCGAGCGACAAGGTGTACCCTCCGTACATCCTGAACACCCGAATCATGTCGTGCTTTTTGATCGACAACAGTATTGACCATCGCTGGCGCGGCAAGTATAATGAAGACGTGGACCTGTCGATTCGGGTTCTGAAAGACGGGTACGCTACGGTACAGTTCTACGCGTTCCTGTGTAACAAGATGCGCACTGGTACGGTGAAAGGTGGTAACACCGAAGAGATTTACAACAACTACGAAGACGACGCGTCCTTGAAGAAGTCCCGTATGCTGAAAGAGATGCACCCGGATGTGGTGACTCTAGTAGAGCGCTATGGTCGTTCTCACCATCTCGTGGACATCGATGGGATCATCAACCAGAAGACCGGGAATCTAGCGAGACAGACTCCGCTGATCCTGAAGAAGGACGTGAAGATTCACAACAAGGTGAACAACTACGGGATGAAGCTGGTGCGAAAATATGGAACACCGGACGCGTACGTCGATGAAGACTTCCAGCGCGACGAATACCCGCGCGGGCGAAACACCATTCACACCTGAGGGTAATATGAGAGTTTTAGTAACTGGGGGAGCTGGCTTTGTCGGCTCCCATCTCTGTGAGGCACTAGCCAAGAGGGGAGACGACGTGGTCTCCCTAGACAACTACTTCACCGGGAGCGAAGACAACCACGTCGGTGGAGTCGAGTATGTTCGCGGTGACACCCAAGACATCTTCGAAGCTCTATGGGATCAACAGCCGTTCGACCTCGTCTACCACCTAGGTGAGTATTCTAGAGTGGAGCAGTCTTTCGAGGATCTGGATCTAGTCTGGGCTTACAACTTGGAGGGCACGTCTCGCGTCTTAGACTACGTTCGGTCTATGCCCAAAGCCAAGCTGATCTACTCGGGCAGTTCGACCAAGTTCGCCGAGGTCGACCGTATGAGTCCCTATCAGTGGTCTAAGGCTCACAACACCGAGTTCGTGAAACTGTTCTGTGGACATCACAACATCCCATACGCCATCACGTACTTCTACAACGTCTACGGTCCTCGGGAGATTGCGGAAGGGACCTATGCGACCCTGATTGCCAAATTTGCCGAACGCAAACGTCAAGGGCTTCCTCTCACCGTCACGCTTCCAGGAACCCAGCGTCGTAATTTCACCTATATAGGTGATATCGTATCGGCGCTACTTCTAGTTGGAGACCAAGGAGAGGGCGACGGGTACGGAATCGGAAACCCAAAGTCTTACTCGGTTCTAGAGGTAGCAGACTTGTTTGGTGGAGAAGTGGTCTTCACTCCCGAGAAGCCAGGCAATCGAATGACCGCAGAACTCAAGACGGAGAAAACTCTTGACTTGGGCTGGAAGCCATGCTATAGTCTTGAGACTTGGATAAGGAGCGTATCATGAAAATAGCTATCGTCGGTTACGGTTTCGTAGGGAAAGCCGCTAGCGCCGCTTTCTCGCTCGAAACTAACGAACGCCGAATCATCGACCCCAAGCTAGAGGGTTACCAACATCGTATCGAATCTCTGCCTGGCTTTGACCCAGACGTGACCTTTGTCTGTGTCCCGACCCCTATGGGACCAGATGGTGCTGCGGACTATTCTATCGTCCGAGACGTCATGAACTACCTGAAGAACAACGTCAACGGTCTGATCGTCTTGAAGTCCACAGTTCTACCAGAAGAAGTCCGTCTTCTCTGTGACCTTCCTCGCACCATCTACAACCCCGAGTTTCTTCGGGAGCGCAGCGCTCTGTCGGACTTCCTACACCCTGAGTTTCACGTCATCGGGTGCAACGACATCGGATCTGGGGAGTATCTACTCAAAATCTACGAAGAGCATAGCTTGGTAACGCCATGTGTGTCAGAGTTTATGACTCCAGTCGAAGCTAGCCTCGTCAAGTACGCTATCAACTCTTTCCTCGCTACCAAAGTGATGTGGTTCAACCAGTTCCAGGAAATCGTCAAATCGACTGGTAGTAGCTACGATAAGGTAATCCGGGCTGTCACTGAGGACTCTCGCATCGGATCGTCCCACACTGCGGTGCCGGGCCCGGACGGGCGATATGGCTTTGGTGGAGCTTGCTTCCCGAAAGATACCCGAGCGCTGATTACCGAATATCCGGACTTCACTATTCTGGAAGAAGTGGTGCATAGCAACAACCAGATTCGTTCTCGGTACAAACTAGATCCTCGTGAAGCCGAGCAGCAAGTCAAGTTCAACCGCTAACAGGGGTATATGATGTATCGAAACCTAGAAGGAGAAGTACTCTTCGATGTGTCGGATATGGTTAATCTGATCTTGAAAAGCGAAGAGTTCAAACAGCGGTACAGGCTGATTATCAAACAGGGAACTAAAATGGGGTTCTATTTGCATAGCAATTTTGCGAAAGCGCCTCCCCTGAGCAAACAACCCGGCATCTATGCCATTTACCGTGGCGACGACCCGTTCTATGTCGGCGCAACTAAAACTAGTATCCACGCTCGAATTGGTCGCTTTGTGAAAGAAGTCCAAGGAAATTCAAGGCCGACCGAAAGGCATTCTTCTGCCAAGGTTTTCCGAGGGCTATATGGCGTAGAGGACCTAGACCGGCTTTATGTCTCTTTTCTTCGGGGTGCCCCGCCGAAGTACATCGACATCAACAAAGTAGAGAAACACGTCATTCACGCTATTACTCCATACGCAAACAAGGCTAATCGCTGACATGAAACGAGACTTCATCATAGACTTCGAGACGCTCGGTAAGCGCAATCGTACCCTAGTTGCGGTAGACTGCGCTTACACTATCTTTGACCGCGCCCGGTTCACGACCAGACCCTATACGTTCGAAGAGCTAGTAGACACGGTCCAGAAGTCTAAATTCGACGTCCAGAAGCAGACTGCGCTGGGCTTCAAGTTCTCCAAGGAAGACTTGGCCTGGTGGGACAGCCAACCCGAAGAAGTGAAGAAAAATCTTCGACCCACAGAAAACGACTTGACTTACCAAGAGTTCAGTGCTACTCTAAAAGAATACCTGAACGGGGTCCGAGTGCAGAAGTGGTGGACTCGGGGCAACAACTTCGACCCTCCGGTTCTAGAGCGAATCATGGACCTGTCCGGAGAACTAGATTGGTTCGACGAAACCCTCAAGTTCTGGAACGTTCGGGATGTTAGGACTTTCATCAACGGGGTCCTGGGCTTTGAAGTCACCAGCGGCTTCACGCCAGTTTCAGACGAAGCGTACTGGAAGGAGACTTTTATCGCCCATGACAGCCGTCATGATGTAGCTGCCGATGTGATGAGATTGCAAGCGCTCTTGCGTCTTGCCGAAGACCTAGAACTAACCGAGAGGTAAAATGCAACTACAATACCACCGACTACACGAAGACGTCCCGCCCCTAGAGTATGCGACTACCGGGAGCGCCTGCTTCGATATCCGATGCCATTTCAACGGTAACCCCGTGCGAGTGTATGAGCAGGACGGGGTCGTAAGAGCCGGAGAGATGGAAGGAAATACGCTGCATCTTCATCCAGGCCAGCGCGCCCTGATCCCCACCGGAATCGCCTTCGACATTCCAAAGGGCTTCGCCCTCTTTCTGTACAACCGTTCTTCGACTGGTTTGAAGCGAGGTCTTTCGTTGGCTAACGGGGTCGGCGTCATCGATTCAGACTACACCGACGAAGTCTACATCCCGATGCTCAACACTACCAACGTGGTGATGCCAATCCTAGATGGAGATCGTCTGGCTCAGGTCCAGATGACTACAGTCTTCACCGCAGAGCTGGTTGCTGCGGATGCGCCCATCGCCAAGAAAGATAGCCGAGATGGCGGCTTCGGGAGCACTGGCGTACGATGAAGGTTAATGGACAGCGCGAAGCTTTGGGTATACCCTACACTAGATACGTACCTCTGGAAGCTATGGCAGCGGCCGCAGCTTCTTTTGAGTACGGGGCTAAGAAGTACGGGGCTAGGAACTGGGAGAACGGTCTTCCCTGGCAACAGATGATCGACTCCCTGAAACGACACATCGAAGACTTTGAGAATGGCAAAGACTTTGACGACGGAGAGAGGGGATCGGATCTACCACAAGTCTGCATGATTATGGCTTCGGCTTGCATGTTGACTGCATCGGTTATGCGAAACATCGGGGAAGACGACCGACTCCCTCCTGTTTCCGAAGAAGCCATGTCGGCCAAAGAATGTGCTGAATGGATTGATCGCGCCCTGAAGAGCGCTAGAGAGGTGAATAAATGACTAACGACGAAGTTCTAGAATCCCTGAAGGGAAAGAAGCTATTTGTGGGCACGCCGATGTATGGCGGCCAGTGTTCTGGTATGTACACCAAATCTGTTGCGGACCTGTGCATGGCCGCAACGAAGGTAGGTCTGCCGATCCGGCTCTACTACCTGTTCAACGAATCGCTCATCACGCGCGCGCGTAACTACGTCGTGGATGAGTTCCTACGTTCGGACGCGACCCATCTTCTTTTTATTGACAGCGACATCGGTTTCAGCTATAAAGATGTCATGGTGCTTATGCACCTCACCGGCAATCCAGAGGAGGATCCAACCAAGAAAGATATCGTCACTGGACCATACCCCAAGAAGACCATCGCTTGGGAGAAAGTACACAAGGCAGCCAAGCTAGGCTACGGCGACGAAAACCCGTTCAATCTCTCCCAGTTCGCTGGAGACTTTGTCTTCAACGTAGCCCCAGAGATTGAGTCTTACCGCATCGACGCTCCTGTCGAAGTTATGGAAGGTGGCACTGGCTTCATGATGATTTCTCGTCACGTCTTCGAGAAATACGCCGAAGCTCACCCGGAGCTATCTTACCGTCCAGATCACGTTCGCACCGAAAACTTTGACGGCGAACGGGAGATCATGGCGTACTTCGATACGGTGATTGACCCCAAGACTCGACGCTACCTCTCGGAAGACTACATGTTCTCCCGAAACTGCCGAGAGCTAGGGCTCAAAGTGTGGATGTGCCCGTGGATGCGCCTGGCTCACGTGGGTACGCACACCTTCGATGGTTCTATCGCAGCGATGGCTACGATCCAAGCCTCGCCGACCGCAGACAACTCCTCTAAACAGAAAACGTACCAGAAGGAAAAATGATGAAATTCAGTGAAGAAACCCTGGCTGTTCTCAAGAACTTTGCAGCCATCAACCCGAACTTGGTGTTCATGCCGGGCAAAGTGCTCCGGACCATCTCCGTTCACAAGTCGGTGCTAGCTCAAGCGACCATTGCCGAAGAAATTCCCATCAAGGCAGCGGTCTACGACCTTCAGTGCTTCCTGTCCACGCTGGCTCTCTTCCAGGACTCGGACGTGAACTTCGAAGCGGACCACTTCACGATCAAGAGTGGTTCGAGCCGAGTGAAGTATGTCTACACGGCTGAGAATCTACTGGTCAGCCCGCCACCGAATAACATCAACATTCCGGGGCGAGTGACGGTCGATGTGAAGTGGTCCGACATTCAAAGCGTGACCCGTGCAGCGGGCGTTCTGTCTCTCGGAGAAATCAGCTTCACGGGGACTAACGGCACCATCTTGCTCTCAGCCGTAGACAGCAAGAACCCGACTTCGAATAGATTTGACGTCGAGGTGGCTACTGGTGTAGACTGTAAAGACTTCGACCAGCTGATCAAAGTCGAGAACATGCGCCTGATGCCGTTCGACTACAAGGTATCGCTAGCCGACAAAGTGGCTAACTTCAAGAGCGACACTGTCGAATACTGGATCGCTTCGCAGTTCAAATGATTGGAAGGGGCTTGTCCCCTTCCTTCTTCTACAACATGAAAGGGTCGCAATGTCGGATATCCAACTAAATAACTCCATCTGGGTCGAAAAGTATCGTCCGCAGACCATCGAAGACGCTATCTTGCCTCAGTCCATCAAGGACGTGGTGAAGCAGTTCATCAAACAAGACCACATGCCAAACCTTCTGTTCACTGGTCGCGCTGGTGTCGGTAAGACCACAGTGGCCAAAGCGATTATGAAAGAAATCGGAGCCGACTATATCATCATCAACGGGTCCATGAAGAACGGGATCGACACTCTCCGCGTAGAAATCCTGAACTTCGCTTCGACGGTATCTTTCGCCGGAGGGATCAAGTACGTCATCCTAGACGAAGCCGACTACTTGAGTGCCGCGACTCAAGCTGCGCTTCGCAACTTCATGGAGGAGTTCGCGGACAACTGCCGCTTCATCTTGACGTGCAACTTCAAGAACAAGATCATCGAACCTATCCACTCTCGGTGCTCAGTCGTAGACTTCAAGATTCCCAAAGAAGATAAGCAAAAGATCGCTGCGGCGTTCTACAAGCGGGCATGTGATATCCTCAAGAAAGAGGGCGTCGAGTTCAAGCCCAAAGCCGTCGCGGAGCTAATCCAGATCCACTTCCCAGACTGGCGTCGGGTGTTGAACGAACTCCAGCGCTACGCTGCGTCTGGCATCATCGATGAGGGGATCCTGATTGGTTCTAGCAGCGAAGCAGCCGTAGAAAGACTGTTCACCCTCATGAAGGAGAAGAACTTCACCGAAGTTCGTAAGTGGGTAGTGGAAAACGGAGATATCGACTCGTCTGCGCTCTATCGCGCTATCTACGACATGCTTCCCTCCAAGCTAGCTAGCACTACCTCTATCGCGGAGTCGATCATCACGCTAGCTCAGTACCAGTACCAAGAAGCGTTTGTGGCTATCCCGGAGATCAACCGAGTGGCCGCGCTAGCCACGCTCATGGTCGAGGCCGACTTCAAATGATATCTCAGCTTTTGAAGAAGAAGCGCAAATGCAGCATGTGTAAGACCGCCACTCCAGAGAAGAAGATGACGGTCATACACTACACGGCTTCGGACGGCCCCGGTAAGTTCTACATATGCGACCAGTGCCGTAAGGAGTATCTACAGGGAGATCAAGATATTGGACGTATTTGACCTCATCAACGATGCTTCTCTGACCAAGAAGAACCTGATGCGTGGCTCTGAGGACGACGAAGCGGCCGAGTCTGTATACTCTCCGGTTACAGCCAATAAAGCTTTCTCCATGCATCCAAGTTCGGTACTTCACGCGAACTTGATGAACTTGCACCATTCTCTGCCGAAGCGGGCTCAGTATGAGTTCTACCTCTACAGTCTTCCAAAATTGAACCGCAAGAGTAAGGGTAAGTGGCCGAAAGAGGAGAAGGATCCGCTCCTAGACGCCATTCAGCTATACTACAAGTGTTCGCGCACAGTCGCCAAACAGTATGAGAAGCTCCTGAGCAAGGACGACAAGAAGGAACTGTTGCGGGTATGCGGAGATCCTGTGAAAGCACCTTCTCATAAATAGTGCGTGATTTGATCATGAATCATGGTATCGAAAATAAGAAGAAGAAGGTGTGCCATCATGGATATAGTCTCCACGTTCATAGAGGTTAAACTCCCGAACGATGAGGCATTTCTGAAGGTCAAAGAAACCCTAACTCGAATAGGGTTTGCGTCTAAGAAAGACAACAAGCTATACCAGTCTTGCCACATACTCCATAAACGCGGACGCTATTTCATAGTCCACTTCAAGGAGTTGTTCATTCTGGACGGTAAAGCTAAAGAGCTTGCTGAGGAAGACCGAGCCAGAAGAAATACTATTGCAAGACTGCTAGAAGAGTGGAATTTGGTAGACATCGTTAACCCGGAAGTAGCCGAAAACCCAATAGCTCCCCTTTCTACCATCAAAGTGCTGTCTTTCCAGGATAAGCGCAATTGGGTACTAGTTCCGAAATACACGATGGGAAAGAAGCCGCAACCCAAATAAAATATGGAGGTGAAATGAACTTTAGGTCCAGTAGACCCACTAACTCATACAACGTGGCTAATACGGTAGACGGCAAGTATGTCGTCAGCGTCCTTATTCCCGGTTACCCCAAAGAAGACATCAAGGTGAGACTGCGCAATGGCACCTTGCAGATCGAAGCTAACGCGAGAGAAGAGGATGGGGTCTCTTCATACGTCCGTCTCGGCTATGCTCTGCCGAACGTACACCTGAGTCTCTACGTTGGAGACGACCACGTGGTCGAGACAGCGAAGTTGACAAACGGTGTTCTCTATGTTACACTGGTAGATAATGACGAAGAAGAGCCAGCTATCATAGTTACCTGACAACTGGGGGCGCTTGTCGCCCCCTTCAAATCTGAGGTGTGAATGTCCTTCTACACTAATGTTGCCTCTAGAGGCAGCACCATTCTGTATCGTGGCTACAACCAAGACGGGGTCCCAATCCAGAAGAAGATCCCGTTTCAGCCGTCCCTCTTCCTGAAGACCGACGACGAACCCACCCACTACGGCCTAGACGGAACTCCTCTGCGAGAGAAGCGCTTCGAATCTATCGTTGAAGCTAAGGAGTTCGTAGAGAAGTACAAAGACGTAGACAACCTGAAAGTCTACGGATCCAGCAACTTCGTGACTCAGTATATCCAGAGCCGTTTTCCTGGTGAAATCAAGTTCGACCCTTCCAAGATCAACATAGTCTCCTTCGATATCGAGGTCGATATTGAGCACTCCTACCCAGACATGAACAAGGCTGATAACGAGATCACGGCCATCTCGTTTAAGTCTTCGCGGACCAGCACGTACTACCTTCTCGGGCTCAAAGACTACGACAAGACTAAGACCATCACTGGAATCGATCCTGATGACATCCGCTTCGAGAAGTGTCGGTCGGAAGCGCACATGCTCGGTCGTTTCGTGCAGCTATGGACTGGAGACTACCCAGACATCGTAACTGGATGGAACGTCGAGTTCTTCGATATCCGCTACATCGTGCTCCGTATCATGCGCCTCTTGGGCGAAGAGAAAGCCAAGGAGCTTTCTCCGTGGGGTCGCATTCGGGAACGTTCGGTCGAGATGTTCGGCAAGGAACAGAAAACGTTCCACATCGAGGGTATCTCCATCATCGACTACATGGACGCTTTCAAGAAGTTCGGGTACAAGTACGGCACCCAAGCTAGCTACAAGCTAGACAACATCTGTGAGGTGGTTCTCGGCGAGAAGAAGGTCGACTACTCCGAGTACGGATCCCTGACCGAACTCTACAAGAAGAACCCTCACCTGTACCTCGACTACTCTCTGAAAGACACGTACCTGCTCCAACGTCTAGAAGACGAGACTGGTCTGTTGGCGCTTACCATGACAGTCGCTTATGGTGGTGGAGTCAACTATGGAGACGCGTTCGGTACTGTGGGTATTTGGGAGTCCACGCTCTATCGTCGCATGATGACCGAGAACGTGGTACCGCCGGTGAAGTCGGTGAAAGATCGCTCCAGAGGCGAAATCGCTGGTGGTTACGTGAAAGACCCGGTTCCCGGTATGTACGACTGGATCGTCTCATTTGACCTTAACAGCCTCTATCCTCACCTGATGATGGGCTACAACATGTCTCCGGAGACCTATCTTTCTAGCCGGAAAGAGACAGTGACCCCGGATCTAGTCTTGAACGGTCTCTACCGAAACGAAGACCCCGAGGTCGCAGTAGCCGCCAACGGAGCCTGCTTCACTAAAGCCAAACGCGGGATCATTCCTCAGATCATCGAAGAGTACTACGCGCGCCGCAAGAAGGTGAAGAAGCAGATGCTCAAGGTCGAGCAAGAAATCGAAGTCTGCAAAGATCCGAAAGACAAGCTGGCGCTCAAGAAGAAGGCGAACCAACTCCACAACGAACAGATGGCTATCAAGATTGCCATGAACTCTCTGTATGGAGCTACTGCGAACATCCACTTCCAGTACTACATTCAGGACATGGCCGAAGCTATCACGCTGTCGGGTCAGCTAGCTATTCGCTGGGCGGAGAAGACCTTCAACAACTACTTCAACCAAGTGCTCGGGACCAAGGACGTAGACTATGCAGTCTACATCGATACCGACTCCAACTACCTCAACTTGGCTCCGCTCGTGGAGAAGGTGTTTGGTACGGTAGACATCGACCGAGACAAGGGCGAAGAGTTCATCGACAAGGTATGTGAGCAAAAGCTAAACAAGGTCATCGCAGACGGCTACCAAGAACTCGCAGACGTCATGGGTGCCTATGAGAACAAGATGGAGATGGCGCGAGAGAAGATCAATCGCCGAGCAGTCTTCACTGGCAAGAAGCGGTACGTGCTCAGCACCCTGAACAGTGAGGGCGTCCACTACAGCACACCTAAGATATCGGTGACTGGGATTGAAGCTGTTCGGTCTTCGACTCCAGACGTCTGCCGCAAGAAGATGATGGAAGCGTTCAAAGTCATCCTGGATGGCAGCGAGCGAGACATTCAGGACTTCGTGGAAGACTTCCGCAAAGAGTTCTTCCAGATGTCGGCAGGCCAGATCGCCAAGATTTCTGGGACCGACAACATCGAAAAGTACATGGTCGGTCGTGGCTACAAACAGGGATGCCCGATCCACATTCGCGGCTGCATCGTGTACAACCAGTTCATCGAAGGGCACACCAAGCGCCTAGAGAAGATCGCTTCAGGAGACAAGATCAAGTTCGTCTACCTGAAGATGCCTAACCCGACGAGAGAAAACGTCATCTCCTTCGTAGACGACTTGGATTCTAGCCTCGACCTGGGCCAGTTCATCGACTACGAAACGCAGTTTGACAAGGTGTTCCGAACTCCGATTCAGAACATCGTGTCATGCCTCGGTTGGAACACCGAGATGGTCGCCACCCTAGAAGACTTGTTCGGCGACTAAATAGTGGTACTGGGGTAGTTCCCCAGTATAAAACAGTCAACACAAACACGAGGAAAGCCATGAGCTTACTAGACAAACTCCGCAAGTCGGGGTCCGTTAAACACGCGAACATCCTAGCCGATTCCGACTTCTTCAACGTCAAGGATAGCGTACCCACCGAAATTCCCATCATCAACATCGCGCTCTCTGGCAAGGTAGACGGCGGACTTACCCCTGGTCTGACGTTCCTAGCAGGCGAGTCGAAGAGCTTCAAGTCTCTCTTGGGACTCATGATGGTGAAAGCGTACATGAAGAAGCATGAGGACGCCGTCTGTCTCTTCTACGACTCCGAGTTCGGTATTACTCCAGAGTACATCGAAGCGAACGGCATCAACACTGATCGGGTCATTCACGTACCGATCGAGCACCTTGAAGAACTCAAGTTCGACATCTCCAAGCGCCTAGAAGCCATCGAACGAGGCGACAAGGTCGTCATCTTCATCGACTCTATCGGCAACTTGGCCTCGAAGAAAGAAGTCGAAGACGCCAGAGACGAGAAGTCGGTAGCTGACATGTCTCGGGCTAAGGTCATGAAGTCGCTCTGGCGTATCGTGACTCCACACCTCACCATCAAAGACATTCCGTGCATCGCCATCAACCATACGTACCAGACGATGGAGCTTTACAGCAAAGCCGTCATGTCAGGTGGTACCGGTGGCATCTACTCGGCCAACCAAATCTTCATCATCACGAAGGCTCAGGAGAAAGAGGGAACGGAACTCAAGGGCTACCGATTCACGATCAACATCGAAAAGTCTCGGTATGTGCGAGAGAAGTCCAAGTTTCCGTTCGTCGCCAAATATGAGTCGGGAATTGACAAGTGGTCTGGTCTGCTAGACATCGCCATTGAAGGCCAGTTCGTCGTGAAGCCAAGCATGGGCTGGTACTCCAAAGTAGACCCCGAGACTGGCGAGATCGAAGACAAGAAGTATCGAGCTAAGGACACTAGCACGGCTGCATTCTGGCTACCGATCATCTCCAACCCCAAGTTCAACGAATATCTTCACACCCGGTATCAGGTCGGCTCTACGAAGATGGTTGACGACGGGGAGGATTCGGTGTATGATGATTATCTAAGCGACGAACCTGACGAAGAATGATATACGTCACAGACGGTAGGCGGCATCTAGTCTGCCTACCGTACTCTACTGATAATCTCCACGCAATAGCGACCGACTTTGGAATCAAGCGTTGCTGGTTCCACAGAGACCACTACGACATCCCGATCCGGCGTAAAGCTGAGATCGAAAGTCGTTGTATCTTCGTGTCGTCGAAAGACATAGTTAGAATCATAAGGGGTGTGTATGATAGAACAGACTATCTTAGCGGGGTTGATGGCCGATGAGGACTATCTACGCAAAGTTATACCGTTCCTGAAGGATGAGTACTTTGATAGTCAGGGACAGAAAGTCGTATTTGAAGAAATCTTCAAGTACGTAGACAAGTACAACAGCGCACCGAATGCCAAGGCGTTGGAGATCGCCCTCGGATCCAGAGAAGACCTGAACGAAGCGCTGTACAAAGAAATCGGCAACATCGTCGAAAACCTGAAGCACGATCCAGCTACGAACCTAGATTGGCTCATCGACGAGACCGAGAAGTTTTGCCAGGACCGAGCCATCTACAATGCCGTTCGTCAGTCCATCTTGGTGCTAGATGGCAAAGACAAGAAGCTAGAGAAGGGATCCATTCCGAAGCTACTCAGCGATGCGCTAGCGGTCACCTTCGACTCTCACATCGGTCACGACTTCTCCGAAGACTTCCAAGAGCGATACGACTTCTACCACACGAAAGAAGACAAAATCGAATGTGACCTGGAGTACGTCAACAAGATCACTAAGGGAGGGTTTTCTCGAAAATCGCTGTCGGTTCTACTCGGTGGCACAGGCACGGGTAAGACTCTAGTCATGTGCCATCTGGCTGGTGCCAACTACATGCTCGGCAAGAACGTCCTGTACATCACGATGGAGATGGCGGAAGAGAGGATCGCAGAACGGATTGACGCTAACCTTCTAGACGTTACTCTGGATGACTTGCGCCTCTTGACCCGAGAAGTCTACGCCTCTCGCATAGAGCGAGTCAAGAAGCGAACCAACGGGCGTCTGGTCGTCAAAGAATACCCGACAGCCTCAGCTGGCGCTAACCACTTTCGATTTCTCCTCAACGAACTCCGGTTGAAGCAGAACTTCGCGCCAGACATCATCTATATCGACTACCTGAACATCTGCGCTAGCTCCCGTATCAAACACGGAGCCAACGTCAACTCCTACACTTACGTCAAAGCTATCGCCGAAGAACTCCGTGGTTTAGCTGTGGAGTTCAACGTACCGATCATCACGGCTACGCAGACGACTCGAAGTGGCTATGGCAACTCGGACGTGGATCTAACGGACACCTCAGAATCTTTCGGTCTACCTGCTACCGCGGACTTCATGGCTGCGCTGATCACTAGCGAAGACCTAGAGTCCATGGGTCAGTTGATGGTGAAGCAACTCAAGAACCGATGGGGAGATATCTCCAATCCAAAGAGGTTCGTGGTCGGCATCGACCGCTCCAAGATGCGCCTTTACGACGCCGAAGAATCGGCTCAAGAGGGTCTCACAGGAGGACCGAACAGCAACAACGGTCCACGACCAGAGAAGTCGATCATGGACAAGAGCGACTTCGGTAGTCGCCTAGAGACTGAGATGCTTGGATCCCCCAAGAAGCGTAAGCGTAACTTCAAGGAGTTGAAATAATGTACCACGTGGAGGAAAAAGACGGTGCCTCACTCATTATTGAGCAAGGCACCGACCAGACCGTCTTTGTATGTGGGTGTGCGGATTCAGCTAGATCGCTTTGCAGGTCTATGAATCTCGGGTCTGGGTTTAACGGGTTCACTCCTCATTTTTTCACCATTGGATATAGAGAAGGGGTAGCCGAAGGCTACCCCTAAGAAAAAGATGCGCGTGTCGAGCAGAACCCCACTGGCTGAAATACAGCTATCTCGACTCTTCCGACGGTGATTGCAAAAAATTGCATCAACGCTTGCCTCTTACGTTGTTGACGTAAACACACACCCACATGGAGCTATTTATGACGCAGTGAAACTTAGGACTTGACAGGACCGACATATGTGATAGAGTGTAACTTAGTCGCAACACACTGGAGTGTAAGAATGAAACTGGTCGACCTCATCCAAGAAGCACTTCAAGAGGCACACATCATGGAGTGCGCTCGGGAACAGTATGCCGTAGACAACCTGCTCTACGTCGCGCAGAGATTGTCTTGCGCACCCTTTTCGTTCGTCAAGGAAGTTTATGAAGCCAAGCTAAATGCCCAAAGCTAAGATTTCTCAAAAGCAAGCCAGGGAAGACGCCAAGAAGAGACACGAAGCATGGCTCAAGAGTATGGGAGTTCGGGGCAAACCCTCCGAAAGCCCATACGACCTTCCTGACTATCGCACCAATTCCAACTCTCCGCTGTCTAACTCTATCTGTAGCAATGGCTCCAAGAAAGAAGCTAAAGCATACACAGGAACTCGAATCAAGGGCATTGCGACTATGCACAAGTCTAATGCCGTTCCGATAACGAGTGAGGAGCAAGCTAAAGATATTTCCGCTATGAGATACGGTTCGCATAAATAGCTTCAACACAACGGAGTCTGTTTATGATCGTAGGATTTAACACCTTTTTGATTACCGAAGGTACTGCCGAAGACTTGAAATCGTCATTGGCTCAAATGGGATACAAAGACATCCTAGTCTTATCTGCCCGCCGCTTCAAGATATTAGTCCCTGCTAAAGAACGAATGGAAGTAGCGCAGAAGATCGCCAAAAAACTTGGCGGTACTTTTGTATCTAAGGGAAACGAAGCCGGGAAGCCAGTACTGGAGTTCGAAGGTGGATACAAGCTATACGTCAAGCCGATACCTGGATCTGGAGTTGGTGGTACCGCGAAAGAAGACGCCCAGCTAGCTTCTCTCCAGAAACAGATCCAAGACGTCTTGGATAAAGAGAACTTGATGGAGCTTCCCCTCAAGGTTGGTAACAAGATATACCAAGTCGCAGGCGCGGCCACTACACCAGGAACCCCGAAGTCAGACTTCCACCTCCTCAACTTGAAGGGGGATGAGGTCGTTTGGATATCCCACAAAGACGGGACTCGCGCAACTCACTTTCAACAGTGGAGCGGAATGAGCGAGAGAGCCGATCGCAAGGTCGCCGAGCATCCGGAGTCTAAAGCCTTCGTCCAAGCGGTGAAAGATGAAGTAGGCAATACTATGCCTCGCGCCACTACTCTTTCTAGGATGATCAAAGACAAGAGACTGGTTGGGCTAGCGGTATACGGATCGGACTACGGTTCTAAGTTTGGCCGCCAGAACGTGACTATCCTCCTTCAAGGCCCAGTGAAGCTGACGAAAGTCGGGGACCACTATGAACTACAGTCCAACCACACCCTAATGAATGGCGACGCAGTCACTGGTGGTTATGCCCCAGCGTTTATGGCTATTTACAAGGGAGACCGAAGCAACTATAATGTCAAGGGTGCTAGATTTGCAGTCCAGCCCAAGGCGTCTAGAAAATCCAGGAGCATATGATGCAGAAGTTTTCTACCTTCTTGGCTGAGAGCGCCAAGAACGTCCACATGACCCACTTAGAAGATTCGATCTTCACTGGTGGTGTAGACGGCACTCGCCAAGCCATCAACTTCCTTCGATCCCTTCGAGACATGCTAGCTGGCAACTCCAAGTCTTCGGTTAACATCACGACTAAGTTCGACGGAGCGCCTGCTATCTTCGCTGGCATCGACCCGAGTGACGGGCAGTTCTTCGTGGCGAAGAAGGGCATTTTCAACAAGAACCCGAAGGTCTACAAGACCGAGGCTGACATCGACGAAGACACTTCTGGAGACCTCAACACCAAGCTGAAACTGGCGCTCAAGTATCTCCCAGCTCTGGGCATCAAAGACGTGGTTCAGGGAGACTTCCTGTACGCGCGCGAAGACTTGTCCAAGGAGACTATCGACGGTGTGCCGCACCTGACGTTCCAGCCAAACACGATTGTCTACGCGGTCCCGATGGGAACACCTCTGGCCAAAGAGATCGCAGCATCTAAGATCGGAATCGTCTGGCACACCTCTTACAAGGGGTCTTCTTTCGAGAACATGCAAGCTAGCTTCGGCAAGCCGATCGCGAAGAACCACAACAAGACTTCGGGTGTCTGGTCCATCGATGCGACCTACAAGGACCTGTCTGGCACGGCTAACTTCACCGAAGCTGAGACGAAGGAGATCACGGCGATTCTCTCCGAGGCGGGGAAGATTTTCAACAAGATCCCCAAGAAGACGTTCGACACCATCAGCGATGCCAAGTACAACGTTCGCCTGATGGCGTTCGTGAACAGCTTCATTCGCGAAGGCGTCAAGGTCGGTACCGGAAAGCAGTACGCTAGCCGCTTGGAACAGTACCTCCGAACTTACTACCAGAAAGAGATCGACAAGGTAAAGACCGACAAGGCTAAGCAGACGAAGATAGACGCCAGAGATGAGATGCTAGCGGCGCTTGACTCTAGGCAGATGGAACTGATATTCGACCTCTTCCTTCTACTGTCGAAGGCTAAGCTCATGGTCGTGCGTAAGCTAGACCAGGGTCAGGGCACCAAGACGTTCTTGAAAACGAAAGATGGCTTGGAAGTTACTGGGCAAGAGGGCTTCGTGGCCATTGATCACACTGGCTCGAATACTGTGAAGCTAGTGGACCGTCTGCAATTCTCGCAGGCTAACTTCTCCCCAAGATACATCAAAGGATGGCAGCGATAAATGGCTAGATATTACCCCTTAGACGACCTGTTCTTCAACATATCTCGCGGCCTCGTCAAGGGGACTCGGTATCGCCACGTCTTTGGCGCGGTGCCTGAAATGTCTCAGAACACCACCGGGACGGTATGGGACATCAACGATACCCTGTATCCTTGGGCTGTCTGGAACACTGCGTCTACCCTGAACATAACTCGGGCAGCTACCGAAGACGCAGGTAAGACTGTGGTTCTAGAAGGTCTAGACGAGAACTATGACGAAGTCACCGACACAGTCGTCTTGACAAACCCCACTGGAAATACCTCAACGGTCGTGTTCAAGCGGCTGAACCAAGCTTACCTGATAGATGGGTCTACCAATGCGCACGGGCCGATCACCGTGAATCACGGAGTCACTCCTGTAGGTAGGATCCTCGCGGGGAACAATCAAACTCTGATGGTTGTGTACACGATACCGAGAGACCACTTCGGGTACGTGCTTCACGGATCCGCCAGCGCAGAATCTGGCGCGGATGGTAACGGGTTCTTCAACATCAAGTACGATAGCGAACAAATTTTTCGAATTGGCCACACCTTCGAAGTCTCTGGTGCAGGCAAATACGACTACAAGATGGGGGTACCGTTCCGTCTTCCACCAATGTCAGACTTGGACGTTCGAATCACGACGCGAACCAACAACGGACGATACACCGCAGCGTATGACTTAGTCTTGGTCCGAGACGGCCTAGAGTGAGACATGCCCTGAGCGCATGACCGGGTTTACTAAATAGCACTTCAATTTTTGCCGCAACTGCACTATATAAGAAGTGTCATAGCGCACAAGAGGAGAAAAGAAGTGCTAGCTAGAATCTACCGTTCCATCATCCGTGCCAGAGAGCGCTCCGTTGCGCGTCAAGTGGCTGAACACCTTCAACGTATTGAATACCGCAAGTATAGCTTCGACGAAGTCTATGATGCGGTCCTCAACCAAAAACTGGATACCCTTAACCGTGTCTGACACCATCCGAGCTTTGTTGCAATTCCTACGTCCTGCGTCTAGAAGTGAGATGGTCGAGCAGTACCTATCGCAGTCGGTCGATCTAGTAGACCTGGAACGCCGTCAGCGAGAACTAGACTACAAGCGAGTCTGGTAACTCTAAATAGCGCAGAGCCAATCTGCATCAAAGCGGGCTTCGGCCCGCTTTTTTCATAGAGGATAGTATGACTGATACCAGAACTACGTGGGGTTCGCACATACCTACAAACCAAGCTCTTATCGACTACCTGCCAATAGAAGGTGTCCTTGAGATAGGAGCGGGACTGAACAGCACTCCGATGTTTGCCCGAGGCGGTGTAGAGTGTGTCTCCATCGAGACGGACAAAGAGTGGGTAGCGAGAATGCGCGCTGAGATCGGACCACGACGCGGTCTAGAATTGGTACACTACGACCTGAAAGATCCCAGCATAAAGCGCAGCACCAGAACCGTGTCGAGGGAGGTAGAAGAGCAGTTCCTGAGTTTCTGCCAAGCCAAGATCCGTCCAGACCTCAACATGCTTTTCGTGGACGGGATCTCCAGTCTGCGCTACGTCTCCGTAACCGAGCTAGCCAAGTTCTTCGACGTGGTGACGTTTCACGACTACCAAGACAAGGGCAAGAAGAACCACTATCGAGGCGGGATTCCAAAGATAGAGAATTACGACCTATTCGTAGATCAAACGTTCGAAGCTCACACGGGAATCTTGATAGCATCCGGCCTGGACTTCGATCTGGACCAATTCCGGGAACATCACGCCCGACGCCTAGCAGACTTCTACCCAGGATATCGAACGAAAGTGGAGCTACTAGAATGGTGATAAGCGAGTCCCACAACTTCATCTTCATTCGAGTCCCGAAGAATGCGAGCACTAGCCTAGCGACCTTCTTCGTGCAGAACTATTGCAAGGGCCGCGATGATCGATACACGCCAATTGGAGACTCCGGCGTCAAACCTAGAGGCGTCTCTGAGGAACTGATATCCAAGCATCGCGCTCAGTATCGCTTCATTCACCTGACCCTCCAAGAACTGATAGCTGAGGGAGTCGTCTCCGCGGATTCTGCCAAGAAGAAAGAAGTCGTCACCGTGATACGGGAGCCTCTTGATAGGCAACTGTCCCTGTTCTTCTTCAAACACCGTCACGCCAAGAGCCAAGCTACCGTCGAGAACTTTCGAAAGACGTATCAAGCTGGCTACGACCAGACCGACGGATCTAACAGCATCCTCCAAAGCGACTACGGAAAGATAGACGGAGAGTTCGTCACCACTCCCTGGGTCTACGACTACATCCCCGAACACCTAGCCCATTTCGCAGCTAGAAGAGGTGTAGCTCCTGAGACCCCTCTGGCTAAGTTCAAGTCTGGCATCAAGCCTGAACGTCAAGACTTGCTGAGCGACTACTACGACGCCGCTACCAAGCGAGCAGTCGAGCAATATTTCTCCAAAGACTTCGACCTGTACTACACCCTGAAAAATGCCTATTGACCGCGCCCTGATCATACGCAGACCAACGCACGACCTCTCAAAGAAGTACGCGGAGATGTGTGCTCAGTCTTGCGAGGACCACGATCTACCCTACGAGTTCATAGACGGGGTAGAGAACTTGCCATGCGCAGAAGCTTTCGCCGAAGTCGGTACCCGCCCGGTGAACGGATATCACAACACTAGTGGAGACTGTTGCTGTCACGCATCCCACATCAAGGCTTGGAAGCGCATAACGGAGATCGACGCTCCCTGCCTCATACTAGAGCACGACGCCATTGTCCTAGGAGATGTTCGCAGAGTCGAGATTCCTGACATGGCTGTAGTGACTTTCGGGCATAGGGTGCGCTCTAGAAATCAGTACTCCCCACCAGGTCCAGCTCAGTCTCTAATCCGCATACCGAGATCCGTTGGAGTACACGCTTGCGGCTTGTCTCCAAAGACCGCTGCTTGGTTGCACGACGACGCCATGAAGAACGGAATCCGGGTCGGGGTAGATCGATGGTTGATGATGAAAACCATGTCTGGTCTGCCGCTATACGTATGCGAGCCGCCACAAGTCGTTTGCTGGGTCCGAGCGTCCACGTCTCATTATGAGAGGACCAAGCAGTATGAGAACGGCGGCGTCCCAAAAGTCGTGAACTACCCCGAATCTCTAACGGATGGGTGGAACAAAGGGCTTCACCATGATTGACTATTACATCTTCGGAATACAGCGTTCTGGCACTAATTTCGTGGAAGCGACCATGAAAAATAACTTCGCTATTCGAAAGACTAACACGCAGAAGAATTGCTGGAAGCATAGCATAACGGTACCCAAGAGTTACAAGACTAATTCACCAACGATAGTGATATACAAGAATCCCTATACTTGGGTAGAGTCTATCGCTTTTCGAAATTCAGTGGATTGGGTGCGAACTCAGGTAACGTATCCGGCTAAAGAACCGTGTGACGATGAATTGAAAGTCGGAGAAGACGGCTTGAATGTGACGAATCTGGCGAAGACTTACAACCATTTCTACACTACATGGTTGCTGAATACTCCAGGATCCAATACGGCGTTCATCAAGTATGAAGACTTACTGGTGCCGTCTTCCAGATTGAAGATATTCGAGAACGTTCAAACTAATTTTGCCTTGCAGAGAAAGGGGTCTAATCTAGTCTTTCCAGAAAAGGGAGCCGTTAGCCAGTCTAAAGACTACACCAATTCCAGAGAAGACTATTATCGAAAGCAGATGCCTGAGCACTTAACTAAAGTACAGATAGACGAAATCAGTCGGATCCTAGATGATCGCATATTCGAGAAGACTGGCTATACTCGCCTATCATAAATAACCCATAGTAGTAAGTCTACGGAAAACCTACAAGAGAGAAAAAATGGCAGAGAAGAAGACCAAGAATCACAAGTACGTGGAGTTTCACGGGCTGGAAGAAGCAGCAGGCAAGACGGTTGTAGTTAGCTGGGGTCGCATGAACCCAGTCACCATCGGCCACGAAAAGCTGGTAGACAAGGTACGAAGCGTAGCCAAAAAAGAGCGCGCGATGCCTGCGATTTACCTGAGCAAGTCTCAAGACGCGAAGAAGAACCCGCTATCTTACGCCGACAAGATATCGGTCGCTCAGATGGCCTTCGGCAACATCATCAAGAAGTCTAACGCTCGCACCATCATCGAATTGATGAAAGAGCTAGACAAGAAATTCGACTCCGTCGTTCTAGTCGTTGGCGCGGATCGCGTAGGCGAGTTCCAAACTCTCCTCAACAAGTACAACGGCAAAGAGTACACCTTCGATAGCATCCAAGTCGTATCGGCTGGTGAGCGAGATCCAGACGCCGATGACGTAACTGGTATGTCCGCTTCCAAGATGCGCGCTCTAGCCGCTGCAGGTGACTTCGACACTTTCCGCAAGGGTCTTCCAAAGGCGCTACAGAAGGATGATGTAGCCCAAGACGTCTACGACATGGTTCGCGGCGGGATGAAGATTTCGGAAGAGATGGATCTAGACGAAGCGGTCCTGTCCATCGCTCAGCGTCGTAAGCGCGCCATGACCATGCGCAAGTATAAGAGCAAGATCGCAGCCGCGCGCAAGCGTATGGCTAAGCGCTTGGCTACCAAGGAGAAGCTGAAGGCGAGAGCCGAGAAAGCAGCTAGAAACGTCCTGCGCAAGAAGTTCGCGGGCGAGAAGGGCTCCAACTACGCCGAGCTGTCTCCTAGCGAGAAGATCCTCGTGGACAAGAGAATCGAAGGCAAGAAGGGTGCGATTCGAGCTATCGCTAAGCGCCTGATGCCAAAAGTCATCCAGGCTGACCGTGAGAAGTTGAAGACCAAGAGTCCTATCCAGGAAGCTACGGCTCCAACTCCTACGAAGCGTCACCACATGATGTTCGCCAAGGACGGCAAGATCAAGCTAGATCGTCGCTTCCGCGCCTTCAAGAAAGAGAACCTGTCTTCCGATAGCGAGTTGAAGAAGATGCTAGACCGCATCTACGTCGAGGCTGTGGAAGCTGATACCAAGGTGAACGCTTCTCTTGCGGAGAAGGCTGAGCACTACGGTTACGACACCGAGACTCTCCTAGAAGTCTTCGCTCGTGGTCTAGAAGACTACCGCTTCGAGCTTCCAGAGAACCAGACTCCACAGCAGTGGGCTTTCGCAAGAGTCAACAGCTTCATCGCTGGTTGCAACGACGAAGACTTGATGGAAGCTGCGATGGTCAACCGCAAGTTCGACCAGCTCTTCGAAGATGCCGTTCCTGAAGTCCCAGGTAAGCAGCCAAAGAACTACTTCAAGGGAGTCAGCAAAGACGACAAGGTAAGCCGAGCGCGCCAATTCAAGCGTCAGGCGGACATGCCAGATGACGATCCTAGCGCGTACAAGCCAGCACCTGGCGACGAAGACGCGAAGACCAAGCCGTCGAAGTACACCAAGAAGTACGACCAGATGTTCAAAGAAGAAGCTGGTCAGCTTACGTTCGAAGGAGATACCACCGAAAACTTCGACATGTGCCCAGCCGCTCTGAAAGCGTTCCAGAAGAACATCAAAGACGGCGCGTCTGGCGCTGAGGTCGAGAACGCTATTCAGGCGGTCGATAAGTACCTTGGAATTGAGAAGCGTCTACAGAAAGCTGGCAAGGCTACCAAAGCCGACTATGACGACATGGAGATGGCAGTAGAAGACGCTATCGAGTCTCTAAAGAAGGCTGGGCTAAACGGGCACGACTACCACGAGCTTCACTTGAAGGCGGTAGAAAAGCTAGTCTCGGACGAGGACTTGAACGAAGAAGTCGAAGCCGTTCGCAAGAAGGCCGAAGAGACTGGCATCTCTTACGGGATCCTGAAGAAAGTCTACGACCGCGGCATGGCAGCTTGGAAGACTGGTCACCGTCCTGGTACTACTCCTCAGCAGTGGGCGCTAGCTCGGGTCAACTCCTTCGTCACTGGCGGTAAGACCCGCAAGACCGCTGACGCGGATCTGGCTAAGCAGATCAAAGAAGACGCTGAAACTTGCCAGCTCGACCTTGAAGACTACCTCACAATCAACGAACAGTTTGAGTTGATGGAAGGGACTCTTGAGGATCGTATCGTAGCTGCGATTCACAAGAGCGTTCTCAGCGGCATCGATCTAGGTGACATCGCCAACCAAATCTCACAGGCAAGAGGCATCAACTACTCGCCACGTGAGCTTATCAAGATGTACACCAAGAAGCACAGCAAAAAGAACACGGTATCTCCTGAGCGCGCCAAAGCGCTAAAGAAGAAGTACGGGTTCGCGGCTGAGGAGCATGGCGCTGGGTTCGAGAACACTGACGAGCTAGTCCGCAAGTACAAAGAAGACACTCCGGGTGAAGAGCCAGACACCCTAGAAGAGGAGCAGAAATGCGACCTCGTCGGGGCTGACCAGATGAAAGCCTTCGAGAAGTTCGTGGACCGCATGTTCGAAAAGTACGGCATCGACTTCGAGTTCACCAAGCACTTCGGTGAGCGTATGAGCGATGAGCGAAATACTCCGTGCATCAAGATGAAAGAGCTTGCAGACCTGATCACCAAGATATATAAGATGAAGGGGAACCCGCTGAAGGGTAAGAAAGGAAGCCAAGTCGTCGTGAAAGACCTACAGAGCGACCTGAACATCCCATTCGTCATCAAGTATGACGAGCGAAAAGACGAGTTCATCTTCACCGCTAAGACCATCATGCGGAAGAAGAACTTCAAGACTCCAAATGATGTGGTGACCTACAAATGAACTTCACAGACTACCTCACCGAGTCCGCGGACCTTGCATCTAAGTTCGCTAAGGCTAAAGAGGTCGCTTCTCTGATCAAATCCGCGCAGCAACGGGAGCGGTTCCTCGAATCGCTCTCGGAGCTAGAAGCTGCGGCTAAAGCTCAAGAAGTCTACAACGCTAGGTTCAACGAAGCTAAGACCAGCGTCATTCGCCGTCTAGAGTATGCCTACCAAAATCTTTTCGATGGCGTCAAAGACCAAGTGATTGCAGCCGAGGAACCCACGTCGGATCTTTGGTCTCTGTCTGCGTGGACCGATATCAAGAAGCTGGACAAGGCTTACAAGTCCATGAAGAACTTCAAGGACCCTAAAGTCTCGGACTTCTTCGACGCGATTCGGGATCTCCCGGACGCCATGAAGATGATGAAGCCCTACGTGAAGTCTGGACGTCCGCCTAAAGAGCCTAAGCCTGGGCAGTTCGTCAAGCCGATTGCCTCTTCCGCAGCTTCTAAGATCGCTGCGAACTTGGCCACTCAGGTCAGCGAAAAGTTCACGGCCCAACTCAAGAAGAGCCTAACCGAGACGTATACCAGCGCGTACAAGCGCGTGAAAGACATCACGAACCCAAAGGATTTGCCTCGCACTGGTCCCGAGACGGCGATTGCTTCGATGGTCTTCATCGTTCGCGGCTTCGGCAAGAACAAGACCATCGAGCTTAAACCCAACGCGTCTGCCCTGGTCGAGCGCTACATCGAAGATGTCCACCGAAACATCGTCGAACAGTACATCGCCAAGAACACGGCTAAGCTGGCTCTGATTCTGCAAAAGAAGGGAGAGCCTTCTAAGTCTACTCTCAACCGAGCCCAAGCTTCTCGTGGTGCTATTGAAAGCAGCCTGACCCTTACGTTCAAAGACGATAGCCAGTTCACGATGGAGACTTCCATCGTCTATAAGTATAGCACGACCGGTAAACCCTTCGTCCAGTACCCAGCGCGATTCACCAACGTAGTGCTAGCCGACGGCACGAAAATGAAGACCCCGTCCGAAGAAAAGATGATCAAGGAGTTCTGACATGCACATTAGCTACAACGATTTCAAGGCAGCCTTTCCAAGGGCCAAGAGTTCAAAAGAACTCTACGGTCTCATGGAAGAGTTGTTCGACAAGTACGACATCAACACCCTAGAGCGCGAAGCTGGTTTCTTGTCTCAGGCTGGGCATGAATCGGTCGGATTCAGCACATACCTGGAGAACATGAACTACTCGGAGTCTCAGTTGAAGAAGGTCTTCCGTAAGTACTTTCAGGACGTGCCAGCTAAAGACTACGCGCGCCAGCCCGAGAAGATCGCTAGCTACGTCTACGCGGATCGCATGGGTAATGGTAGCCCAGAGACGATGGATGGTTGGAGATTCCGCGGACACGGCTTCATCCAGTTGACTGGCCGCGACAACCACGAGGACTTCGCGCGCTACAAAGGGATTTCGGTAGACGAGAGTCTGGAATATTTGCAGACACTCAAGGGCGCTCTAGAAGCGTCTTGCTGGTTCTGGAAGACTCGCGGGTTGAATCAACTAGCGGACACCAAGAGCGTTAGGAATATGACGAAGCGGGTCAACGGTGGTACGAATGGCCTGAAAGACCGAGAGAAGCTCTGGAACCAACTGTATCGAGTGGAAGGAGGTTCGACTAGCGCACCAACCGAGACCCTATCCGTTGGAGATCGTGGAGAAAGCGTAGCAGCCCTACAGCAAGCGCTTCGCCTCACTCCTGACGGTGTCTACGGTCCCAAGACTAAGCGCGCGGTCAAAGCGTTTCAACAGAAAAACGGTCTAGTTGCTGATGGTATAGCAGGTCCCAATACTCTCAGAAAGTTGTTCGGGTAACATGAAAACGCTACGTCAATACATCAACGAAGAGACCGTCCGAGAGGCGGTCTCTTACCACGCCGAGAACAACATCCCTCTAGCTGAGTGCGTCTTTCGACCCTACAGCATAGGATTCTTTGAGTTCTTCGCTGAGGCTAGGAAGCAGTACCAAGCTGGTCTTCTGGAAGTCCACGATCCATTCGACGTCGAGCTACTAGAAACGAATCTAGGAGACTTCGCCGTCTACGAAGAAGAGTTAGTTCCCCTAGACATGCCTCTTGTGGAAGAGAAAGACGTGGAACTCGGCAAGCCAAAACGAGGCGGCAGCAAGAAGTTCTACGTCTACGTCAAAAACGACAAGGGAAATGTGGTCAAAGTGGAGTTCGGAGACACTAGCGGTCTAGACGTAAACTTTGACGACCTTGAGGCGCGAAAGTCTTTCGCTGCGCGTCACCAGTGCCACATGAAGAAAGATCGAACGAAACCTGGATATTGGGCTTGCAATCTGCCCAAGTATGCTTCGCAATTGGGACTAAAGAATGGTGGAAATTTCTTCTGGTAAACCTTATGAAGACCTAACGATAACGGAGAATGAGTGGATAAGGATATTCGACCCCAAGGCTGACAGCGAAGAGTATGTCTGGCACCGTGATAGGAACGACCGAGAAGTCACTATTCTATTCGGAGACGGCTGGGGATTTCAATACGATAATGAGATGCCCATTGCTATAAATAGACATGATGAACTATTTATAGGTCAAATGACATACCACCGACTGATCCGAGGGACCACGCCCTTGATCCTACTCATAAAGGAACGAACAAATGTACAGCAACACTAAAAAGATAGAAGCTCTGCCAGAGGGGTTCGCGGACTCCATTGGATCTACCGCAGGGCGTCTCTTTCCTAAAGCTGCGCCGGTCGAAGATAACCAGGTCGCAATCCTAGAGCACCGTCTAGCCGAAGTACGTCGCCAGATCAATGCAGCCCGAATGGGTGGCGTTGGTAACATCGGTCGTCTGTCTAAGCAGAAGATGGAACTCGAAGCTCAGATCGCGGAAGCCAAAGAGACCGAGGCAGAGGCGCTTCTAGAAGCTGACCTGTCCAAGATGACCGCCGCCCAGAAGCGCGCACTACAGAAGGCTTCGGCTACGGCTCAGCCAAAAGACAAGGTCTCGCTCAAGAAGGCTCCTTGGGAGAAAGACGTCAAGGAAGGCATGGACGAGCCGGACGAAGACGAACTAGACGGAGACTATGACGACCGCGACGACAAAGACATCGACAACGATGGCGACGAAGACGACTCCGACGAGTATCTTCACAACCGTCGTAAAGCGATTTCTAAGGCCATGAAGCGTAAGCAGATGGACGAAGTCAAGAAGAGCGACAAAAACGACACCCGTATGGGAAGCATCAAGGTCGACTCGGACGCTGAGCGCGCGGCGCGGGCTAAGGCTTATCGTGAAAAAAAAAATCTGAAGGAGGAAGCTGAGCTAGAAGAGGGTCTCTTGCCTAGTAAGGAAGACCTCAAAAAGCGCGCTCGGCTCCGTTATGTGTATAAAAAAGTTACCGGTAGATCCATGCCAGCTGGCTTGAGGCTTGGATCTACCGAAGCTATGGAACGCGAAGTCTCCAAGCAAAAACAGCGCGGTCTTCTACATGACAAGTATAAGAAGATTACTGGTAAGTCCATGTCAGATGCCGAGTGGGATGCGCACAGTTCTCCAGAACATATGAAGAAAGCGGTCGACCGAGCTAAGGAGCGAGAGGCGCTTCATAAACATGCTTCTAGTAAAGAATTTAAACATGATATGAATCGAAGATACATCGACTATACTGTAAGCAAGCATTCTGGGGCAAACTCAGATTGGAAAAAAGATGCGGAACATGTTTCGGCAAAAATATCGCATGACGATCACGAAAAAACAGCCGATTACTATAATAAGGCTAAGGAGGTTCTAACTTTTTGGGATCCAAAACACTCTACCCGTGGTCTCAGAGCCTTAGCGCATACACATAATTCGTTTAAAGACCACGAAAGTCCTGAAAAGGAGAAAGCTGCCGCGGATGAGATTGACAAAATGGACCATCATGAACTTCGAATGGCAGTCGCTAAGCACTACATAAAAAAAGCCGAAGGCCATGCTAAAGAGGCTGCGTCCCGCCACGAGCGCCTCAGAAATAAGTATGGCACTGTTAGGGGTCTCAGTGAGTCTCACAATTTAGATGGACTTGAACTGGACGAAGCTCTTTCTCCAAACACGGTTCGTGGTGACACATATGTAGGCGTTCCTGATCGTGTAGTCGCTCAGGCAAAAGATAGAGTCAAAAAAATGAATCCACAGACGGCCAGCGCACACCAGAAAGCTATGCACAAGGCACTTTCTGATATGGGTTGGGAAATGACTGTTAGTGGTAAATACGTCAAAGAAGAAGTCGAACTAGAAGAAGGCTACACCATCAACCACAAGACTTTCTCGTCTGCGGTTCAACATGCTAAAGCCCAAGTAGAGAAAATGGGCTACACGGTTCCAGACGACGAATGGGACCGCAAAGTCGCTATGGGGCCAAAAAAGCCTAGTGCTGGCAAGACCAACAAGTACACTATCGACCTGATGAAAGGCGGCAAAGAAACTCGCCGTAAGCTACAGATGCAAGTCTACTACGATGAGGGTCGCTACGAATTGAACATGTACGTATCGTAATCCCAGATCAAGGAGAACAGAAATGGCACTATGGGACAAGAAAGACGACGCTAACTCCGCACCAAAGTGGCTCACCACTGCGGAGCTAGACGACACCTACTTCGTGGATAACACCGAAGCTGGTGTAGCAGCGAACCAAGCAAAGGGTCTATCGACCCCAGGCTGGAACAAGTACACGACTTACACCGACGCGAATGGCAAGACTCGCCACAAAGCTGAGGTTCTAGTCGCTATGTCGGCAACCGCTCTAGAAGCTGGCGACTTGGGTACTTCCGGCAACACGGATATCGAAGACGCTACCGTCGCTGATAGCTAATAGATTTGGGCGTGGTGAAAGCCACGCCCTTTTCGACGGAGGTCGCATTGGAATTAAATGATGATAACTTTGTGCTCTATGCAGCCAAAGCCTATGACTTGGGAAATAGCGGATCTATGGAAGAGTTCAGGGATGATCTGAACCGCTTCAAATATATTAGACGATTGCTTAGGCGGCATAAGACTAATGGCGACCTGAAAGTTCGGTTGATACTCAATCACGTAATCATATTGTACAATTCTTTTGGCGCCGAAGCTACGAATATGCTCTTCTATCGGCTTGAAGATTACCACTCCGAGATAAAACCGTTTATCGAATTGCTGTCTTTCTTGCCGGGTTCTGTGAGTTACAATGGCAAGACTATCCTGACGGATACTATACATACAAACGAAGACGTCGAACTCGAAATCAAGAGGCAGATCAATGGTTGTTGACCTATATCTAGTATACCAATTCATCAAGAGGCTAACAACTCCATTTGAGAAATGGGATGCCTATGAGTATGGTATAATCGACGCGGACGGCAACATACTGCGCAAGCGAAAAGACTTGACTAAAGTAGACGAGCGCCGCGCTTGGGGTCTGTTTGACGTTCTCGTCCTAAAGTTGAAGAGACTCTTGGAGAAGGTTCCCGGCGGTAAGACTCGAATCGCTTCTTACGCTGCGGCGCTCTGGCTCATCAAGGAGCATGGAGAACAGTCTGGAGACCTCCTGAAAGAGGGCTTCGAAGACGAAGACGACTTCGACCTGTCGGAAGCCGAAGCGTTCATCCAGTCCTACATCGAAGAGTTCAGCGAAGAAGCTCCGGTCAACTCGGCTGGCGCTGGCAACGTAGCCGGCATTGGCATCGGTCCTGATGGAGACCCTCCCGTCTCTAAGAAGAAGCAGAAAGAGTACGTTCGCAGGAACGTGAAACCATTGAAGAGGTTCAAAGACTTCCAATGAAGATGTATCTCTATGCGATAGGGTTTGGAGTCATCGCGACTTTGGGTGCCGGTGCATACTTCTACTACAAGACTACGTCGGACACCATAGCCGAGCTAAGATCCGAGAACGCAGCCTACAGCTTTGCCGTAGATACCCAGAAGAAGGCCATCGAGTCCCTACAGAACGACTACGAAGCCGCATCACAGGAAATCGAGACCGTCAACGAACGGTTCGCCGAATCTAGAGCGCGCACTAGCTTGCTCGAAGCCAAGCTAGCCGAACATGAATTTGAGTTTCTGGCTCGCAGCAGGCCGGGGCTTATACAGAACAGAATAAACGATGCCAGTGGGAATGTCAACCGCTGTTTTGAGATCCTGACAGGGTCACCACTGACGGAACAAGAAAGGAATGCGAGAAATGCGCGCGAGTTCAATAGCGAGTGCCCTTGGCTTTTCTCTGACCCTAGCGTTCGTTAGTGGTTGTGGTGGAGCTACTAAAACCATAACGGTAGCTGCGGCTCCAGTAGAGAGACCCGCGCTCACAGTGCAACGACCAGACGCGCTTCGCACCCGCGAGGTCAAGTGGGTCGTAATCACTCCAGAAAACGTAGATGCCGTAATGGCGGATCTGATAGCTAACGGAAACGAGCAAGTCTTGATTTCCCTGACGGCTAAGGGGTACGAGAATCTATCTCTGAACATAACCGACCTGAGAGCATATATAGAGCAACAGAATGAAGTGATTGCTTCTTACGATAGGTATTACAACCGGTAACCAAGAGATAGATAAGAGGCTGTAATGGCTAACATAGAAGAACAACTCCACGACCGGCTCGACAGGCTGGAATCTAAGATCGACAAGCTGGCCGATGCTATGATCGCGCTAGCTAGAACCGAAGAGAAGATCCTCACCCTCGAAGAAGCTCGAATCGCGGCCAACGCTCGCTTGGATCGTCAGTCCGAGAAGCTGGACAAGATGGCTGAGCGAGTCGCGGACAACGAAAGAGTCGTCGGCAATATCGTTAAGCTCACCTGGGTCATCATCCCCATCGTGCTCGGTGTCGCTGCAAAAATTATCTTCGGCGTGTAAAAAAAACTCTTTACAACCCCACCCATCCTGTGTATAATGGCTGTACAGCTTTGAAAGTCTTAGAAGCTTATTAGTACACATTGGGTGGGGAACTCTATGAACCATGTAGACTTGAAGTACTGTGGCATCTTGGCCACAAGACTTGACCGTTTCGCGGTCAAGAGTCGAACTCCATATAAGGCCAACTTTAGGTGTCCGATCTGTGGAGACAGCAAGAAGTCCGCTAGCAAGACGAGAGGTTGGTTGCTAGACAAGGGAGACGTCTGTATTTATCACTGCCACAACTGTGGCTTGTCTACCAACCTCTTCAAGTTTCTCAAGGCGTACGACAGCTACCTGTTCAACGAATATATAGTCGATCTTCGTATGGAGAGAGCGCCCAAGAAGTTGGCTGAGACGAAGCCTCTAGACAAGCTGATCACCAAGCGGCCTCAGTTCCTGAACTTCGAATCTCCGCTGGTTAACTTGAAGAAGGTGTCTACCCTTGCTGTAGATCATCCAGCGAAGAAGTACGTCAGGTCTCGCAAGATCCCGACTCGCTTTCACTATCTATTGTACTACGCTCCGGACTTCAACGCGTGGGTCAACTCTATCATTCCGAACAAGATGGGAGCGCAGAAGGAGCCGCGAATCGTCATTCCGTTCCTTGATGCTTACGGAAAGCTCATCGGGTTTGCTGGGCGGTCTCTAGACCCTAAGGCTACGCTAAGGTATGTGACGATCAAGCTAGACGAAGATGCTCCGAAAATCTTCGGTCTGGACCGAGTCAACTTCAAGAAGAAATACTTCATCGTGGAAGGCCAGTTCGACAGCTTCTTCTTGCCGAACTGCATTGCTATGGCTGGGGCTGACGGATCCGAGAAGCACTTGGAGAACCTAGAGAACAGCGTCTGGATCTTCGACAACGAACCGAGAAACGCCGAGATCGTGAAAAGGATGTTGACAGTAGCCGAGAAGGGGTATAGAATCGTCGTATGGCCAAATGAATGGGCGAAGATCGGCAAGGACATCAACGACTTGGTTCTGAGGGGCAACGCTCCGGTCGATATATACAAAGCCATCAACGACAGCACGTACTCAGGGCTAGAAGCGAAACTGGCTATCACAATGTGGAAGAGGGTCTAATGATCAACGCGATATTCGCTACCGACTCTAGCGGTGGCATGGGAAACAACGGCGCACTACCTTGGCCGCACAACAAGGAAGACATGGCATGGTTTCGTATGCACACCATGGGGTCTATTGTTCTGATGGGTCGCAAGACTTGGGAGTCGATTGGCAGCAAGCCCCTTCCTGGAAGAAAGAACGTCGTGGTGACGTCGGATCTGACTCTAGAGGGTCCAGACCTAGTCTTAGACGGTCCCATAGACCAAGTGCTTGAAGTCACGATGCAGACTTTTCCTGGGAGAGAGATTTTCGTCATCGGTGGGATGAACGTATATAAGCAAGCGCTTCCCCTCTGCCGGAACGTCTATATCTCCGTCATCAACGGAACATACCCCGCGGACGTATCGGTCGATGAGGAGTTCACCAGCTTGGTGCACCAATTCAGCAACATTCTTGAAGTAGCGGACTACGCCACTATTTCAACCGCAATTCTATCAAAGGATATGTAATGAAGCAATATCATGACGCCGTTAAGCACGTTATGGAGAACGGCATCCGAACTTCCAATCGAACAGGCATCGATACTCTCTGCGTTTTTGGGTACCAGAATCGGTTCAATCTTAACGATGGCTTCCCGGCTATCACGACGAAGCGATTGGCGTGGAAAGCAGTCGTTGGCGAACTTCTGTGGTTCTTGGAGGGATCGACCGACGAACGTCGCCTCGCTGAGCTTACCTTTGGCAAACCCCGAGAAGACCTCGTTCTCAAGCGAACTATCTGGACCGACAACGCCGACAACCAAGCTGTGGATCTTGGGTATGAAAACAGCCCAATGTACAAGGAGCTGGGTCCGATCTACGGGTCTCAGTGGAGACACTTTGACGGGGTCGACCAGATCCGCAAATTGATCCAGCGTATCAAGACGGATCCAGATTGTCGTCGCCTCA